TTGACTTACTTTACGGGGGTAACGAGCTGGCCAAACAAACGGTTTATAGTTACGTTCAGCCAGTTTACGGTAGATAGTAAAGGTAGTCTGAGGTGTACCAAGGTACATAATACGTGAGTCATTCTTAGGAGTAAGGATAGACTCAGCTTCTGTACAAAGTTGAAGTAATTTTTCTCTCATGAACTCTGTCATGGAGTTACCTGGTACCTCAATATCGTCTAGAATCATTAGGTCAGCACGACTACCAGTTAGCTGACCCGTGATACCAACACTTTTTACGGATGGTGCTTGGTGAGGAGGACACTTGATATCAAAGCTAATCCGAGACCACCTAGCTGAATCATCACTGGGTTGCATATGCTTTAACCAGGGTGTCTCCATGATTAGCTTCTGTAGGAAGATAGACATGTTATCTGCACGCTCCTTAGAGGCGGAGATAATCATGATCTTCTTTTCATTGTCTTTAAAGAGTGTCCAAAGAACAAAAGCTCCTGTAATCCACGATTTACCTACCCCTCGAAACGCTTGAATCTGTAAACGCTTAGGACCGTATTGTAGGTAGTCTGCAATAGCGTATTGAGCACGGGTAGGATTAGGTAGATCTAACTGTGCCCAAAGAGCTTGTAGGAAAAGTTTAAAGTCATCCTTTAACAGTTCTAATGTATTCATCGTTTCTCCAAGTTTCAGGTCCGTTAGGTTGGTCAGGTAAGTGTTGTTTTACGGTAAACCCAGTTCTATCATCTACAAACAGGTGATGTGCTCTAAGGGATTCGTATTGAATATCAAACCATCGATCAGGTTTTAGCGTCCGCTTTAACATATCGATGTATTCATAACAGTGTTTAACGTAAGATGGGTAAAAGTCAGGATCAGTTACGTAATCCTTATACCATTGGATACGTTCCATACTAGCTATAATGTCTTTAGGGTTACGATACATAAAGACAAACTTAGCATCAGGTAAGACGTAAGACAACTCAAGTACGGACTTAAGAAGAAAAGGAGCTTGAACTACCGCATTAGGTGGTAAAGGAAGGCGATAGTCAAGCTCATCAACGAATACACCGTCAAGGTCAGCACAAAGGATGTGGCTAGCAATGCGTGAGCCTGCTCTCTGTGGACCTGTAACGATGATTGGGGTGGTCATAGGTATATTCTAACGTAAGGGGGAGTGGAGGGGTGTTCTAGGGCATTCTACGGGGGTCTTGTAACGCAGCAAAGCGTTCTTTAAATTCCTTCAATTCTTTACCCTTTAAAGTTTTGATAGTTTTGTTGTACCACCAATCTTGAACTTTATACGCAATATCTCTACTAGGTACAGCAATTTCTTGTAAATACCTATCATAAGCTTGCATTAGTTCGTCAACTGATTTAACTTTATCTAATCCGTAACGTTTAACAATTTGAGCCTTTGTTTGACCACCAAATTCCAATCCAGCCATATCTAAAATTCTATGTAAAGCCATTGGATCTTGTTTAGCAGTTGTATGGGTTATCTCTCCCATATCAAGTAGATTTTTTATCACATTACCTGGATATAGCTCATATTTTTCCGGCCAAACAAAGAAATTGACAAGATCATCGTCATCAGCAATATTTTTATCAACCAGGTCTAATAAACGATTAACAAAAGGTTTTGTTTCAGCTTTAGCCAAAACATGATGTTGTTGAGCTTGTTTTGTTACATCATAAGGGTCAACCCTACCAAACCTTTCCTCTAGTTCTCCTAATACACCTCTTTGACCAGCACGTTCTTGCCTATAAGGTTGAGCTACCCTTAAATCAGTTAAGTAAGCTTCAGGATTAGTTTCATCATAAGGGAATGTAGACATAACACCTTTCTCGTGTTTGCCTATCTTTGTTAATGCTTTTTTTAACCTTTCAGCGTTGATTTCACCTGATTCATATGCAGCTTTAAGGTCACTCTTGACTTCACTGTAAATTGTACGACGACGTTTGTACGTCTCAACAGCAGGTGCAAACTGTTCAGATACTGCAGAACCTAAACCTGCTTTAGGTGAAGTCCACTCAGGTGATGTAGTAGCTTTCATTACCAACCCACCTTTTTCAAAAGTAGGTTGAATACTAGGTGTTGGCATAGGTGCACCGCCAGCCATAGCTAATCCCGCAGTAGGTGGACCGGGAAGATTATTAATAACCTTGGACGCCATACCCAAAGTCTTACCTACTACACCACCAACAAGTTCCTCACCTGCCATCATTGCTACATCAGCAACACGTGGATCTATACCACGTTGAGTTGCTTCTTTACGAAGGGTTTCAGTGGTTGTACCAACAGCTTCTGTTAAAGGACCAATAACAGGTGTTGATTGGATAATACCAGATACTGCTTCAGCTACAGGTTGTACAACAGGTGCTACAGCTTGTACGACTGGGCTTAATGCAGCTTTAATCGGATCTCCAATTGTAGTAGACATCCAATCAAAGAACGCCCCACCTCGGCGCATCTTAACAGTTTTGTTGTATGATTCTTGAGTTTGCCAACCCCAGTCAGGTCCAGCATAGACTCTAGAACCAGGTTTAAATCCATACTCCTTTTCTTCTAGTCTTCCAGATACTAGACCGACTTGAGGTGCCATTACTTAATATGTGATAAAATAAGGTTTTCACGTGGTGTGATACCAAACGTTTGTCTCATCCACGTGAGCCAGTTATTCGTACCTTTGTTCTGATTACATTTCCTGCAGGATGGAACCAAGTTTCTTGTAGTTGTTTGTCCTCCATTAAAACGAGGTATAACATGATCAAGAGTAAGTTCATTAAGTTCATAAGTTTCTCCACAATAGACACATTGACAATTGAAGTGTTCCTTGATGGCTCTACGCCACATGCGTTTTGCTTCGGGACTTGTCATTGTTATTAGGTTTTGCAGGTAGTGTTCAGGACTTGGTAGAAGGGGCGTCATGCTTTTCTAGCTTTACCAACACGGGCTCTGTTTTTAGAAGCTTTTTCAAGGACAGTTGATCCATCTTTTTTATGAGATACATCTTTACCATCCCCGTTACCGTAGGTACCACGTTTACGGTTTTCTTTATTTAGTTTGGTACGTTTCCTAATTTGTAGTTCACTACTATCATATTCTTTTTGATATGATTTGTAGTTACCGTTAGCGTATTTAGGACCACTGTATTTAGACTTTCGGGCCATACAGCCTCCGTTGTACAAGTGCTGGATCTACTTTAGGCATGATAGCAGCTAGTTTATCAAGGGCATTGTTACCATCAGCAATACCACTGATATCATTTTTAGCTAACCAATCACAAGCTGCTTTTAAATCAGCAGTAGTAGCTTCACCGGATTTAATCCGATTAAGTAGTTCTTGAGTGACAATGTTATGAAGCTCATTAAACATGTCCTCAGTTGCCTTATTCTTAGCCATGTCTAAGAGCTATTTGATCTAATTTGTTTTCAATGCGGATCATGTGATCCTCCATCTTTTGAAGAGCAGCAGATAGCTCTTGTTTTTGGACGTAGTGCTCAGCTACACGGAGTTCTACTTTGTCTACACGACTATCCACTTCGCTGATCTTACTGTGTAGACGGTTATGTACAGAGATGATGGCAGTAAGGAGAGCAATACCTGCTGCTGATGCTGCTTCAATCATGTTGCTCCATCAATCGAATCAACTTCTGTGCGTAAACAGGATCTGTGGCATAACCTTCTTTCTTTAGGAGGTATGCACAGTCTTCACGAGAGGTGGCTCGATTGACGCCTTTATAACCTTTGTAGTCCTTATACCACTGAGTAACAAGGTGTTCTACACAGTCGTACGGAGTAGCGAAATCTTTGAAGGAAGCCTTGATGGTAACCGGACCATTGCCATAATCTTCCCAGGTAGTCTTTACAGTACCTGTACCTTTGATACCGAAGTAATTGTTTTTACCGCTAACTGCTGTACCAAATGCACTCTCTAGTGCCCATTGTGCAGCGACAACTTCTGGGAACTTAGCTCCAGCAGCACGTGCAGCAGCTTCAATACCTTCCCAGGAATTAGTGAATTGTTGAGGAGCTACAGGAGCAGGTGTACGCCAGATCTTTACCCACTCCGCATCATCAGACAAGCCAAAGGACCCTAGAAGACGCTCTAGAGCCTCAA